TTTTTGTCACAAAAGTCCGTCCGTCCGACAGGGGAAAGGGGGTCGTATGGAGATAGAAAAAAAGAATGACATCAGATTGGTAAATCGAGCTTTGCGGGAAGGCTGGAACGTACCGAAAGAAAAGGTGGTTGCTGCTTTGCTTGAGTGCATCGAAAACAAAGACCCTGACTTGATGTTAGGTGCGGCCAATTTGTTAATGAAAGCTGACGAATTGGATTTGAAGCGAGTGGCATTGGAGCAAAAAGAAAATGGAGAAACCGGGAACCAACGATTACGACTTCTTGAACTCGCTCAGCGAAGCTCAGCTAGCGACCTTGCTAAACGTGCCAAGCAGCTTGGGTTCGTCGAGCCAGAAAACGGAGAGGAAGGTTGATCAAGAGAGGAAAGCGGCGAGCCGTGCAGCGGCCAGGGATTTAATTATCCACGTTCCTCAAGACCCAATTCGCAGGAACGATTGCTTGGCGAACCCTGAGTTATTCTTGACCACTTACTTTCAATCAACCTTTTACCAGCCATTCACGCCAGACAGATTAGCGATGTTGGAGAGTATTGTTGATGCTGCAAAGTATGGTGGAGATTTCGCACTTGCTGGGCCGAGAGGTGAAGGCAAGACAAGGCTGGCGATGTACGGTGCTTGCTATTTGATGTTTTCGATGTTGTCACCTTTTCCTGTCGTGATCGGCAAAAGCCAGACGAAATCACAAAACGAACTGAAAACGATCAAAGAACAATTGCAGCAGAATGAACTCCTGATTGCAGATTTCCCCGAGGTTGGGGTTCCCTTTCAGTCTGTCGGTGGATGGTCCAGTCGAGCGAGAATGCAGACTGTTTCTGGCAAAAACACAAACATGGAACTTGCCGCCGATCATTTGATATTTCCAACGATTGAGCGTTGGCAGTTGCCATCGAACTGGCCGAGCGAATGCGAGCCGGTCAGCAAGGGGCAGATAATGTCCTCGCTTGGGATTGACGGTCCTATTCGGGGGACCAACTATCGAGACAGGCGACCTACGCTAGCGATATTGGACGACATTGAATCGAAGGACTCTGCGGATAGCGATGTTACCATTGGCAACAATGAGGAAATTATCGAAAAGGACATCGGTGGTCTTGGTGCTGGTGGTCGCAGGGTAAGCCGAGTAATGCTCTGCACTACACAGAACAGAAAGTGCATTGCCTACAAATATACGGACAGGGGGCAGAAACCTTCGTGGAACGGTCGCCGGTTTAGAAAGATGATTGTCCAGCCAGACAAGATGGATATGTGGCAACAATACATAGAGTTGAGAGTCAATCGGGACGGCGACACAGACCCAAACGCAAGAGAGGCTTTTCGGTATTACAAGGCTAATCAATCCGAAATGGATGCAGGATGCGAAATAAGCAATCCGTACAGTTTTGACACCAGGGAAGCACCAGACGGAGAACCGATAGAACTGTCAGCGATCCATGCGTATTTCAACCGGGTGGCGGACTTTGGGCCGGAAGCGGTAGCTACCGAGGACGACAACGATCCGCCTGAAACGGTCGGGCCGCAAGGAGCAGGACTGACAGCAAATGTTGTGACTTCACGTCTGAGCGGGCTGGATCGCTGCCAGTTGCCCGCAAATACGGCATCGGTGACGGCTGCGATTGACCTGGGGAAATACCAGTGCCACTGGGTGATTGCAGCTTGGTGGAAAGGTGCTGGCGGATGCATCGTGGACTATGGAGTTGCGGAGGTCCACGGGACGGACAGTAATATTGACAACGAAGAATCTGAACCGCAGATATACAAGGCACTTCTCAACTGGCGAGAAGAACTTTTACAGAAGAAGCTAGTGGACGCTTCTGGTGCTGAGCGAAACGTGGATAGCGTATTTGTAGATGCTGGCACATTCACTAATGCAGCTTACAAGTTCGTGAAAGATGTCGGCGGTCAGTTCCACGCAGCAAAAGGAATTGGCAATTACAGGGAGCGAAAGAAGTCAACTGCGACAACAAGAGCAGGCGACAACATGCACGCTGAATTGATGCAGAGGAACAACTTGTGGCTCTTTGAACTAAACACTGACTATTGGAAGCAGTGGGTTCATGAGCGATTTCTTGCACCTACCTTTGACGATGAAAACATGCTGCGAAAAGGTGCATTGTCTTTATTCAACCTGCAAGGGCATCGCAAGCACCTGAGTTTTGCCCAGCACATTGTTTCCGAGGAACTGGTGACGGAGTTTAAGGAAGGCAAGGGAGCCAAGACATTTTGGATGGTTCACAATCGCAACAATCACTGGCTGGACGCAACATACAACGCAGCGGCAGCGGCAAGGTTTACCGGGATCAATTTGCTGACCAATCAAGACGCACCAAAGATTACTGCAACGCCAATCGAGGCGGCAAAGCAGCATCAAAAAGTAAAGCGTCGGAAGCACGGGAACTTCCGCAGTAGACCGGGTGGCTGGGTAAAAGGAATGAGATGAGTAGAACAATGGCAAAAAAAAGACGTAAAACAACCAAAGTCGCATCGGACAAGCCAGGCGATGACCCTAAACCTAGGGCGTTCGTTCCAAGACCATGTACGGCATGTTTGACCGTCAGAGAACCAGCTACCAATTACTCCCGTGTCTATTCGTCCAACGGCAGAGTTCGGTATTGCAAGTGTTCTTTTTGTGGGAATACGTGGACGCAGACCATATCTGCTGACCAAATTACCACGGGGATAGCAAACAGGACACAGCCAAGCGTTGTAAATCGAGTGGCTAGGGCTAAGCATAAGGGGCATGGCAACAGCAGCATCCCTCCTGGCTCAGATTGACGCAGCGATAGAAGCACTGTTAACAGGCGGTGCTTCATCCTACGCAATCGGAAACCGCAGTGTCAACAAACTTGATCTTGGTGATCTGTTTGAGCAGCGAAACATATTGCAAACTCAAGTCGAACGTGAAGCGGGTGGTGGTCTTAGGGTAGCCAAATTCCAAAGGCGAAGCTCTTGATTTCTAAAGCACTTGATTCGGTCATTGGTGCATTATCTCCTTCGTGGGGTGCGAAGCGTTCTAAAGCTCGCCAAGTCATGCGAGCTTACGCTGGTGCCGAATCCAGCCGATTAACCAATCACGCAAAGCCAAAAAACCAAGCTGCGGACAGCGAGCTTGCTGGTCCATTCGGTGCGGACTCGCTGCGGGCTTGGTCACGCAAGTTGGTACGAGATAATGCTTACGCCTGGGGCGTTGTCGATACCATCGTCAGCAGCGTGGTCGGATGCGGCATCACTGTTCAATCAATGGTCGAAGAGTCCGATGGATCAGATATCGAGGACGTAAACTGGCTGCGAGATGAAACGTGGCAACGTTGGTGCGAAGTTTGCGACATCAACGGGCAATATACGTTCGATGAAATGCAGCGAATGGCACAACGGGAAATCGTCGAAGCTGGCGAAGTGCTGATCCACATGGTAACGACCCGTGGCAAAGAATACCGTGGCATTAGTCGTCCGGTTCCGTTTGCTTTAGAGTTAGTCGAAGCTGATCGGCTTGCTGCGGACAAAGATACTTACGCTATTGCAAGGGATGGTGGTAAGCGAATTGTTCGTGGTGTCGAGCTTGACGAGCTTGGCAAACCGATTGCTTATTGGATTTACCCGCAGCACCCGAATGCTCCGCAGGGATGGAACCGTGAGCCAGTTAGAATCGAAGCAAAGAACATACGGCACTTGTTTCGCCGTGATCGTGTTGGGCAATCCCGTGGCGTAACTTGGTTTGCACCAGTCATGTCTTGGATTCGTGACCTTGGCGTTTACGTCGATAACGAACTACAAGCCTCTGCCGTTGCGTCTTGCTTTGGAGTCGCCATTAAAACCGAGGGTTCGTTTCCTGGGTTGTCTGGGGAGTCCACCGAAGCCGACACGGTTGATGATAACGGGAACACGTTTGAGTACCTCGAACCAGCAATGGTCGCTAGGCTTCGCCCTGGGGAGTCTATTGAGTCGATAAATCCAGGCAGGCCCAATAGTGCTTCGGAACCCTGGATCAACCTGATGCTCCGTGGCATTGCCGTTGGCACGGGTTTGAGCTACGAGGTGGTTGCCAGAGATTACTCGAAAACAAACTACAGCAGCAGCAGAACCAGCCAGCTTGAGGATCGCAGGCGTTACCGTTGCTGGCAACGCTATTTGATCAACCATCTTTGCCAACCCGTTCGGGATAGATTCACTGAGTCTGCCGCCCTTGCTGGCGTTAAGCACTTCCCTCGAATGTCTGAATTACTGGACGACCGCAGGGCCGCAGATCCGGTTGAGTGGCAAACGCCTGAATGGGAATGGGTCGATCCGCAGAACGAGCAAGCAGCTTCGCAAGCGTCTATTGATGGATTGCAAAGCACCTACCAAGTCGAGCTTGGTTCCCGTGGACGCAACTGGCGACAAGTATTCCATCAGCGAGCCAAAGAAGAATCGTTGAAGCGTCAGCTTGGATTGGTGACGTTGGAGGAAGCCAAGGTTGATGCCAAGACCGAAGCAGCACCGATGGCGACCGGCAGCGGTGAAATGGCAGATATGGGACGCAGGCAGTTTCAGAACAACCGCAAAGCAATCGAGGATTTGCTGAACGAGTTCATTGCCGGGGTTACTAGCGAAGCAAAAGTACGCACGTTCCTTTCAGGTTTGGGTCTTGGCGATGCAATGATTGCGGAGCTAATCAAAGACGCATCGGATGGTTCGCTTGATGGACTTCCAGCACCGGAGCAAGTAGATGCCCAATAAGAATGGCAAAATCAAACTGAGCAGGCTAACGCCAGTGCCAGAAGAAAAGATGGTCATGCGGTTAGCCACCGTGCGTCAAACGGATTCCGGTCCGATGACGGCAGTAATTGCAACAGAGAACCCCGTCGATAGATACGACGAATCCAGGGACATGGTGATTCGTGAAGTCCTGACAATGGATGGGTTGAAATTGCGTGGTGGCAAAAATCAGATGCCAATCGTGGACAGTCACGACCGCAGCAGCGTTGCGAACGTACTCGGTTCCGTTCGTCGAATGCGGATAGAAAACGACGAACTGGTTGGCGATGCGTTCTTTGCGAGCGATGCAAGAAGCCAGGAAGCAATGACCAAAACGCAAGAAGGTCATTTGACGGACTTTAGCGTTACAGCAATCCCACTTGACGGAGTATTCGTTGAACGTGGGCAAACATACACGACAAATAGCGGCACAGTGGTTGAGGGTCCGGCGAGCGTTGTAACGAGCTGGATGCCAACCGATGCTTCTATTTGTGCAACTGGTGCTGATGAACGGTCGGTCGTTCGTCGCAGTTATTTTGAGATCCCCGATATTAAAAGGGAAGCAGATATGGATGAGTCATTAGTTCAATCCCTGGTAGCAATGGGGATGCCGCAAGACTTATCAGACCCGAACACAGTGCTTGCTTGGGTGGTTGGCAATCTGTCAGCTAAAGAACCCGCTATGCAAGAACCCGTCGAACTCGTTGAACAAGCGGAACCCGTTGAGTTGCCGGAATCCGAGGAGGATGAAGAAATGGCAGTTGAGAAAGCTGATTCCGGTGTACCGGAAGAAGAAGTTGAAAAGACCATCGACCGTGCTGTAAAGGCCGAGCGATTACGTCAACGTGAAATCTACTCCGCTTGTGAAAAGCTGGACATTGAACGCTCCTTTGCTGATGAGCTTGCAAACAGCGAGAAATCGCTTGACGCTGCTCGGAAAGCAATCATCGAGCGAGCCGCAAACAAAGCTATTGGGCAAACTGCCGAAAGTGAAAGCATGAACGTAAATGTCACTCGAGACGAGTCGGATAAGTTTTATCAGGCAGCTAGCGACGGATTGGTGCAGCGTGCTTACCAATCCGCAGGAGTGCAAAAGCGAGTCGATAGTCCTTCTGCCGGATCAAGCGACTTTGCTCATCTTGGCTTGCGTCGAACGGCAGAAAAGTTCGTGCAACGCATGGGTGGAAACACCGACAAGATGAACGCCCGTGACATCGCTATGGTTGCGATGGGTCATCCCGGTGCAATGAATCGCTTTAACATCCAACGTGATGCGTACCATACGACTGGCAGTTTTTCGCAGTTGATGTTGGACGCTGCGAACAAGACGCTGCTCGCCGCTTATGACGAAGCACCTTATACGTGGAGTATCTGGGCTCGCCAAGCGTCAAGTGTTGCCGACTTCAAGGCGATCAATCGCATTCGGTTCTCCGAAGTTGCGAACCCGGAAGTTGTGCCAGAGAACCACGACTATCCCGAGTCACCGATGAGTGATGCGAAGGAAAGTTACAAGGTGGAAAAGTATGGTTCGGTTTTCACCGTGTCATGGGAAACCGTTGTCAACGATGACCTCGATGCAATTAGCCGAATCCCTGCGATGCAGGGGAACGCTTGCCGTCGAAAGCAAAACGCTGCTGTTTACGGTGTGCTGACTGCCAATGCAACGATGGCTGACACTGGTGCGTTGTTTAACACGACCGCACAGACGACTGCGGGTGGTCACTCAAACCTTGCCGCAAGCGGTGCAGCGATTAGCGTTGCAACCTTGAACACCGCTTTCACGTCGATGATGACGATGAAGGGGCTGGGAACTACCAGCGATGCGATCCTGAACATTCAGCCATCGTATCTGATTGTTCCGGCTGCTGCTGCGGCGACTGCGTTGCAGGTTGTCGGTTCGATTGCTGATCCAAGCAATGCGGCAGCGTCTACCGAAGATGCGACCCGTCCAAACTTCAACAGCAACACGCTGAACATCTACGGTCCAAACGGTTCACGACCGCTGCGAGTGGTTGCCGAGCCTGTGCTGGACGGTAACAGCACGACTGCTTGGTACTTGGCAGCAAGTGCAAACCAGATCGACACGGTTGAGCTTAGTTTCTTGCAAGGCGAGGAATCGCCAGTGCTTGAGAATGAGTGGGACTTCGACAAGGACGTTTACAAGTACAAGGTACGCCAGACGTTTGGCGTTGCCGCAATCGACTTCCGAGGGCTTTACAAGAACGCTGGTGCGTAACCAGTAACGTAGCGGAATGCGAGAATCGTTTTACTTTTTAAGGAATTAGGTTATGGCTGGTATTCAAGATTTTGTGGAGTTCTGCGAGGACTTCCTTGGTCCCATGACGTTGACGGCATCGCCTGCCGGAAACGATATGTGGGACATTGCGGATACTTCGTCTGCTGGTACTCCGACCTATACGGTTGGCGGAATCAACGGCGAAGCAACGCTTGCGTTTGATAATCAGTCGGAGGTTCAAAACGTCTGCTTGTTCCAGAGCGATGTGTTGAACTACGACATTGACAATCTGATCGACATTGAATTGCGTGTAAAAATGGGACAAGCTGCAATTGACGCAACCTCAATGGTGGCGTTTGGCTTGTCCTCTGCTCGCAACGATGCGATTGACACTATCGGTGAGCAGGCTTTGTTCCGTGTTATCGGTGCTGATAGCACTACCAACGTGGTAGTCGAAAGCGACGATGGAACGAATAACAACGATGACGTTGCCACTGGCACGACTCTGATCAATGCGTATAAGAAGTTTGTTATTAGCTTTGCCGCTGGCACTGATGACGTTCGCTTCTACATTGACGGGGCTCGGGTTGCGGCTTCGACTACGTTTGATATGAGCAATTACGCCGCTGGGCTTCAACCGTTCGTGCAGATCCAAAAGACTGCCGACACGAACACCGACAGCGTTGTGATTGACTACATTAAGATTCGTTCACGAAGGTAACGATGACTCTTCGAAGTCAAATAGAAACTGATGCGTCATTGGTGTTTCTCTCCACCGATGACTTTGCAGAAACCGTTACCTACTATCCGCACACTTATTACAACGCCACTTCCCGGTCTGAGCGTTCAATAAGTGCTGTAGTGATACGGGAGTCCATAACGGTTTTGGGGGAGGACGGTGATACCGTTCTCCCCGTTTATGAAGTGCATGTTGAGAATGATTCGACAGACGGGATTAGCAGTGATGAGCTTGATATCGGTGGCGACCAGATAGGACTTCCGCCGAGAGATGGCAAGGCTGCGGAAAGAAAAACCATCACACGGTTGATGACACAAGACCACGGGATGCTAGTGCTGGAATGCCGCTAACAGCGAAACGACCGATAGTTGAACGAATAGCGGTTGAGATATTCGACCGTTTGAAACGGCTGGAAGCTGGTCGAGATGACTCAATCCAGCTATCGGAAGTGATTCGCCCAAAGCGTCTTGGTGGATGGACACCAAAACATCTGCAAGTAGTGATGACGCAAGAGAATCCAGAACGGAACGATGAGTTAAGTTTTGTTGGGAACCCTCCTGCGGTCGCATACGATCAGCAATACAACATTCGCTGCCATGTTATGCCAAGCGAGTTAGATCCAGTTCCAGTCGAGGAATGGACAAACCTGATGACCTCCGAGGTAATTAGAACCATCACCAGCTATAGCTTGTGGCATACGATGGGTGGGCTTGCGATTGATACCCAGATTCGACAAATAGAAAATATCGACACCGATGGCAGCTTTGACGGTGCGAATGTTCCTCTTATTGTGACGTACCGAGTTTCCGAAACCGATCCGTACACAACGAGGTAAGCCATGGAGATTCAAGCGGAAGGGTTGAAAGCACTTGAGCGATCCCTTGGTCAAGCATCAAAGAAGATGCCGTACCAACTTAACTCAGCGATCAATAAGACGCTGACGTTTACCGCATCGCAAAAAGCAAAAGCGATCGGTAAGCGAATTAACATGAGCCAGAAGAATATCAAAAAGAACCTCAAGAAGATTAAATCAAACAAGACAACGCTCCAAGCAATGTCGATCCTTGCCGCTACTGGCAGACCGAGCTTAAAAGACTTCCGAGGGACAAGACAAAACAAAAAAGGCGTTTCATACTTAATTGATAAGCAACGTGGAAGAAAAACTGTTCCCGGCGGATTTATGGGGCCACGCCCAGGGCAACTGGCAGCAAGCCTCAACGGTCATGCGTTCAAGCGAACTGGATACACAAGGACACCGATAACAAGATTAGATGGAGTATCACCGTGGGC